GATTAAACAACAATTTGGGACGTACGTATCTCCCGCATTGGTCAAAAAGTTACAAAATAATCCAAAATTGCTGAGATTGGGTGGGGTTACAAAACGACTCACTTTTCTATTCTCTGATATAAGAGGATTTACCCCAATCTCGGAAAAATACCAATCAGACCCTCAAGGTCTTACTAGTCTGATTAATCGTTTTCTTGACGATCAGACTCAAATAATTTTAAAACATGGAGGCACAATCGATAAGTACATGGGTGACTGCATCATGGCTTTCTGGGGCGCTCCAATAGAAGATGAAAATCAATTAGAAAATGCAACTAAAGCAGTCATAGAAATGAAAGAATCTTTGGAGAAATTAAATGAAAAACTTAAAGAAGAAGGGCTGGATACTATCAATACGGGAGCGGGAATTAACTCAGGACTTTGTGTTGTTGGTAATTTTGGGTCTTCTAACCGTTTCGATTATAGTGTACTTGGTGATAGTGTTAATCTCGCTGCTCGTTTAGAAAGTCAATGTAAAGAATATGACGCAGAAGTAATCATCTCTGAATATAGTTTAGTAGATGGCTACGATTATAAATATTTAGACGAAATTACGGTCAAAGGAAAATCTGAACCAGTTAAAATTTATACCTTACAAAAATAAGTCTTGACATTAGCTTCAAACTTTAGTATAATTAGCATATGAAAAATAAATTTTTCAAGGATATTTTGGTTAAAAAATGAACGATGAAATAGAAAAAGTAGCTATGGATTTAGCAAAACATGAGGCAGTTTGTGCCGAACGGTGGAAAACTGCGTTTAATCGTTTTGATAGCCTAGATACACAAGTACAGAGAATAGAAGAAATCATCATGTATTGTGCAGGTGGTTTAATTCTCTTCTTAGGCGGTTTAATTGTGACTTTAGTCACATTACATAGTTAGGAATATTATGTTAGATGATTACGAAAAGAAAGATGTGGCAAAAGCTCCAGTAGTTAAATCTAATGACTTGCCTGAAGGTTGGGTTCTTTATCAAAAAAGAGAACGTTGGTGCGTTCGTAACCCAGAAGGTAAATTATTTAAGTTCGCAAGTAAAAGTGCGGCAGAGATGTACATCGAGGAGATAAGCTAACATGTTAGAATTTTTTGAATATATAATTAGATGGATTGTGGTAATACCATACTTAGTAATGGCAGCTTCATTAATTGCAGCTTTAACCCCTACACCAAAAGATGATGGTTGGGTTAAGAAAATATACATGGTCCTAGACTGGATTGCTCTAAACGTTGGTAGAGCAAAAGATAAATGAGTCTGAAAAAAGCATTTCAAGAAGCAGTTGAGAGAGTTCAAAAAGATACTGAACTCTCTTCAACAATTAAAAAGAAAATAAAACGCAAAAAATCAAAACGTTCATAAATATGAAACGATATGATATTTGTAAAGATTGTTCTCATTTTAATAGTTTTTGGAAGACTTGCAACCAATGCAAGTGCTTTATGCCGATTAAAGTATTAATAAATTCGGCAAAGTGTCCGAAAGGATATTGGAGAGAAAATTATGCCAATGCACCCAAAAAAGAAGAAAAAGAAAGGTGGAAAGAAAAGAAGTAGAGGTTAAGGTTAACTGGCTTCAATATTTTCATTCTATCAGAAAGGTATGTCCCTGGAGTTATGAAAGTTATCTTAACGGGACTACCAAGATAACAAAGTTTGATGAAGACATCTTAGTACTTAATGAACAAAACTTTCAAAGATTACCTTGGGAGGTGATAGTCTATCTACTGGGTGATGACCTTACGCTTAATGCGATTGATGAGTACGTGGCATTTTTAAATGAATGTCAGAACACATGTGAATATTTGTGGTCTCACCCAACCTTTTCGAAGGGTGGACAGAATCAAACTCCTGTGCCTGTAATTATACAGCAAGACCGAAAACGGTTAATGGAATTAAGATATGGCTCTAACAGCAGCACAAAAAAGAAAACTTCCAAAAGCTCTACAGGAAGCGATAATGAGGTCGAAGAAAAGAAAGGGCAAGAAGAAGAACGGTAAGAAAAAGAAAAGATCACGTGGCTAAACACAAAAGAGACCCAAGAGTAGGAACGGGTAAAAAGCCAAAAGGATCAGGTAGAAGACTTTATACTGATGAAAATCCAAAAGATACTATCCGTATAAAGTTTGCTACAGCAAAAGATGCACGAGCTACTGTTGCAAAGGTAAAAAGAGTTCGTAGGTCATTTGCAAGAAAAATACAGATATTAACTGTAGGAGAACAACGAGCAAGAGTGATGGGCAAAAGAACTGTCGCATCAATCTTCAAGGCAGGCAAAGAAAGTCTGAGAAGAGCAAGAAATGCCAAGACACGCAAAAAGAAGACCAGCAAGAAGAGGCGTTAAAAGAAGACCCCTTAGTGCTGCAGTACAACGAACACTAAAAAATAAAGCTAAGAATAGCAGATTTACTTACGGACAACTTGCAAGAGTGTTTAGAAGAGGGCAAGGTGCTTACTTAAGTTCAGGCTCCAGAAGAGGAGTTACTATGCAACAATGGGCATTTGGTCGTGTAAACTCTTTTATTAGAGGCGGACACTCTCAAGATAATGATATTAAAAGAAAAACAAAAAGAAAAGTTAGGAGAGGAAGATGAAATACTGGTTAAAAGAACAAACATATAAATGGATAGAATATTTTGGTATAAGCGAATATGAAGCTATGTGGTGGTCATTTTTTAAAGGTGTCATTTTAACACTACTAATAGTTTGGATATTTTAAATGATATACAATAGATTAAGAAGCGCTCCTTATGGAGTAGGACGAAAATATTTTCGATGGTGGGTAGTTAATTGGTATGGAAGATAAAATACTAGAAATAATTAAAGAAAAAGTTAAAGATAGTTCTATTGAAATAAAAGGTAACTCAACATTTGTTGAAGACCTTGGAATGGATTCATTAGATACAGTTGAATTAGTAATGGCATTTGAAGAAGAACTCGGAGTCGTTATACCAGACAAAGACGTTGATTCACTACTAACTGTAGATGACGTAATAAACTATCTACAAAAATGAAACACAAAAGAAAAAGTAGAAGAAAAGTTAGATATAGCAAACATGGAGTTCCATTCAAATATGATGGAGGAAATTCAGAGTTAGCACGTATTATTAAAAAAATATCAGACTTATATAAACAAGGTAAACGAGTTCCTCAATCCTTAATAGCAAGACGCATCAAGTTAGGAAAGAGATCATTGAAAAGAGGACGTCGTGGCTAAATTAAGGTTAAGAACTCGCCGTATGTCAGAACATCTTAAGAAGATGTTAGCAAAATACCGCAGAGGTGAAAAGATAGGCGCTACGGCAATGGCTAGACTAAAAGCTAGAGGTCTAATAAAAAGAAAATCTGGCAAAAAGAAAAAAGGACGGTTAGGAAAAAGATGAAAAACTTTTTTATAAAAATTTGGAATATTATTACTTTTCAAGATGTAAATTTTGATGGTAAAGTAGATATCAAAGATAAGTTTGTAAAAGCTAAAAAGAAAAGTAAAAAATAATGGCGGCACATACAACTGCAAGACACAAGTCTTTTAGAAAAAATAAAGATATTTATAAGACTATGGGTGCTGCTCGTAAAAGAGCAAGAGCACTAGGACTAAGAGGCATACACTCGCATGGAAGAGGTTCCAAGAAAGTTTTTATGCCAGGTAGTTCTCATAAAGCATATGAGAATGCGATAAGGAAGAAGAAAAATGGCTAGACAAGGCGGTTTTTTAAGCGGACCTACTGGTGTTCACAACACACAGAAGATTCGAAAACATAAACTTCAAAGAGGAGTTACAAGAGATATGAATGCAGCAGCAGGAGCTTTAGTTAATACTAAAAATCCAAATGGTATTGAGGCATTTAGATATGGAACAACAGCAAAAGCTATTGGACCAAGATTTGGTAAAACAACAAATCCACCAAGAGCTAGGTTTCCAGGCAGAAGAAGATAAATGGCACTCACAAAAGCAGAAAAAGCTAGAATGAGAAGAGCTGGATTAACTAGGTTAAATAAACCTAAGTTTACTCCTAGGCATAAAACTAAGAAAGCTGTTGTCGCAGTTGAAATAAACGATAAATTAAAAATTATTCGTTTTGGAGCGCAGGGCATGGGACATAACTATAGCCCTGAAGCTCGAAGAAGTTTCAAAGCAAGACATAGAAGAAATATTGCTAAAGGAAAATCTTCACCAGCATTTTGGGCTGATAAATTTTTATGGGCAGGCCCTGGTGGTAGTACAAAATTACCACCTAAATCCCAAAAACACGTTAAAGGACTAAAAAGAAGAAAATGAGTATTCATAAGAAAAATACTAGAGATATATGGATAGATGACCTTTTATTTAAAAGTGAAACTATGTTAAAGTATTTAAATAAAAAGACTGATTTAAGTACAAAAGAACAGCAATTAGCAGACTTGTGTGCAGGATTTATATATTTAAAAACTTTATGTGAAAAAGAAGATTATTTTGAAGAACCAGACAATGAAATGTTTGAAACCGTAACAATACACTAAATGATAGAACTCTCAAGAAAAGATATATTATCAGATTCCCTTATGCAGTTTTCAGAAGATAGATTTGTGAAACTGCCCATTGAAGGATACCTAGAATTACTAGGTATTAAACCTAACTCAGCACAAACAGGTATCATAAATGCACTTAATAATCCTAAGTATCGTTTTGTATGTGCTGCTGTTTCTCGAAGACAGGGAAAAACATATATCGCAAATATACTAGGACAGTTGGTATCACTTGTACCAAATTCACATATATTACTTATGTCACCAAACTATGCACTATCGCAGATATCATTTGATTTACAAAGACAATTAATTAAACACTTTGATTTAGAAGTGATTCGTGATAATGCAAAAGATAAAGTTATAGAACTCAGTAATAATTCTACTATTCGTATGGGGTCAATCAATCAGGTTGATTCAGTTGTTGGTAGAAGTTATGACTTAATTATATTTGATGAAGCAGCACTCGTTGATGGCAAAGATGCTTTTAATGTTGCACTAAGACCTACACTAGATAAACAAAATGCAAAAGCACTTTTTATTTCTACTCCTCGTGGAAGAAATAATTGGTTTGCTGAGTTTTATTATAGAGGATTTAGTAATGAGTTTCCTGAGTGGGCATCTCTAAAAGCAACTTATCATGAAAATCCTAGATTGTCTGAGGCAGATATTGCTGAAGCAAAAAAGACAATGTCAGAGGCAGAATTTAATCAAGAATATATGGCAGACTTTAATGTATTTGAAGGACAAATATGGACATTTGACCATGAAAAATGTATCGAAGATTTATCAGAATATGAAACAAAAAGAATGGATATAT